CCTGCCATTGGCTTGCGTCGCCTCTGAAGTAGTTGAGGTCGAGCGGCCCGTTGTAGCCGCTGATCCAGCCGTTGGAGGTGTACTGGCGCATGGCCTCGCCGTAGACCGCGTAGTTCCACGGTCGGCTCTGGTAGCCGGTGGGCGCGTTGCTGGCGTACTGGGCGACCCACAGGCCGCAGTTGGCGCGCACGTCGCCGGGTATCTGGCCCAGCGCGCTGGCCTGCACGTACACCATCGGCCATACGCCGGTGAGCGTGTGGACGCGCTGGACGAACCGGCGAACCCAGTCGGAATTGCCCCACTGGGCGTTCTGATAGGACTCCCAGTCGAGCACGAGCACGGCCCTGCCGATGTAGTCCCTCGCCCGGCCGACGAAGTAGTCGGCCTCGGCCTCGGCGTTGTTGCCGCCGGCGTAGTGGTACAGGCCGAGGCTCTTGCCCCGGTCTGTCACGCACTTGGCCTGCGTGCGCCAACTGGAGTTCTCGAAGCCTACGCCCTGGGACACCTTGACTACGGCGAAGTCGTAGCTGGCGGTGCAGGTCACGTTCGAGGCCTGCCAGCCGGACACGTCGATGCCGACCATGTCGGCCATCGCGATCGCCGGCGTGCACGCGAGCAGCACGGCGACGACGACCGCGAGGATCCGCATTACCAGGCTCGGCTTGCTCTTGTTCTTGATGTCCAATTCCTCTCCTTACTGTTGATGGATATGGAAAAGCCCCACCCGATCGGGCGGGGCGGAATTTCTGATTGGCTGGCTGTTACCAGCGGTCGTCGCCGCCGCGCACGAACATCAACACGACGGTTACGGCGACTATCATCACGATGACGATCATCGATGCCTCCTCAGTTCGCGGATGTCCTCGCGCAGCTCCAGATGCTCGCGTTCGGCGTTGGCGACGCGTTCGTTCACCGTCTTGAACTCGCAGTTCATGGCGTCACGCAGCCCGTCGATCGCGTCCATGACCTTCTCGTGCTTCTCGTCCATGTCCACGCGCAACGGCGCCTGATGGTCGTTCGTGATCTCCCACTTCGTGGCCGACTGCTGGTCGCGCAGCCCGCGGATCTGACGGGACTGGATCACCGCCACTATGACCGTGGCCAGACTCGGCACCACCGCGATCAGGATCACCGCCCACAACGGGGTACCGGCTGGCGGATTCATAGGCTGTCCTTTCGACGTATATGCTCGGGGTATGGGCAACAGGTTCTGCAGGATTTGCGGCGAACACAAACCGCTGACGCTCGAGCACATCCCTCCCCGGTCCACGGGCAACGACCATGTGGTGGTCGTGCACCGCGGGGATGAGGCGGTGATGCACTCGTTGTTCGACATGGAGGTCCGGGACGACGACGGATACAGGCAGTCACACGGGATGACGTTCAAGACGCTGTGCGAGGACTGCAACGAGTATCTCGGCGCCAACTACGTGGAAACGTTCAAAGGCCTGTACCTGGATTTCGCCCATGAATCCGGCGACATCCTCGACGGGCTCGACCGTGACCGGAACGAGTCCGAGACCGACGGTGTGGAGCGGTACTGCCGGTTCGATCTGAACGAGGGGTTCCGTCCCCTGGCGTTCGTCAAGCAGGTGGTGTCGAACTTCTGCGCCACGACGGCGCCGGGCAGCATGCTCGACTGCAGGGACTTCCTGCTCGACCGGGGGAACACTTCGTTGCCGGCACGCTACCGTCTGCACATGGCCGTCCTTCCGAAGCTTGACGGGGAGAGCGTGTTCTCCGGGTGGATGCGGGTCCTGTTCGACGACGGGACGTTCTGCGACATGGCGTTCATCCGCATGCCGCCGTTCGGTTTCGTGCTCTACGACACGGTATCCAGCACCTATCTGCCCGACCGCGCGGGCGACATCACGCCCATGTCCCGCATGGGCTGGGACCTGACCGGGAGAATCACCCTCGTCCTCCCGACGGTCACGGGAAGGAACGCGTCGAGACCTTACCTGTGGGGCCGGTACCAGAACGCCGTGTGACGGGACGCGCCCCGCCTATCGGTCGGGTTCGTCGAGTGGGACGCTGCCCGTGAGCTGGATCCATCCCTTGTTGTTCCGGATGGCGCCGGGGTCGATGGCGATTCTCCCGTACGCGTCGATCTTCCAGCACCGGTCGACGCGGTCCATGATCTTCGCGGTCACGTCGACATCGACCCGGCATCACCACCTCCACGAGGTACACGATACTTCCTTACAGGGTTCTGAGGAAGTGTTCGATGATGGTGCTCCGGTATTCGTGGGCCTTCTCGTTGGGATGAGCATCGGAAGCCGCGAAAGCCTTTTGTCTAAGCTCTGTTGCTTTACTCGATACCGACCCAGAAGGAAGACGACCTTGAAGACCCATGGGAATACGCGGGTCTCCCTTCAGATCAAGATATGGAATCCCCCACCACTCCGCGATTTCCACCAATGTGTCATGCATCGTCTGTGACGTCCATGCATCCGCGATTATAATGCCGATTTTGGCGTAGGGCATATTCGTAATCAGATATTCCAATGAGAAATTCCATGCCCCCCATAACGTATCGAGTTCCGTTGATTCTTTGGTTCCGATATGATCCGGAATCCTCGACTCCTCGTTTAGACCATAACATAACGTAATGTAATCGGCATCTGTCGGAACTTCCTTGTACCGATACTGACAGAAGTTGTTGGATGCGACACCAGTACTCATGGTTGTTCCGGCAATAGCCAGATTTACATACGTCATATTGTTACGATCGGCAATGAATTTACCATATGGATGGTGGTTATTGGAACCGATCTCCGCAGAGAAGCTGTCGCCGCAGATCACGTATTTCTTTCCGTACAGGACGTTCGATGCATCGGCCGCCACGGCCCTGGAATCGATGTAGTCGCCGAGTGCCACCGGAGCCGTCGAGACGACCTGGAATTTGTTCGCATCCGGAACGATGTATCCCAAGAACCCGAACCGTATGTACGCGCCACCGATCCTCCTGCACTCGCGCAGGGACACGGTAAATTCCACGCTCGTGATTTTACTCGTGTCCTCGTTGTCGCCGAGGATGCGGATGAATTCGTAGTCGCGATTGTAGAGCGCGGCGGCGCGCGACTTATACGCCACCATGGTCCTCACGGTGATGTACGTGTCTCCGAGCAGGTCGAGGTCGATGTAGTCGGACGTGTACCCAGAGTCAAATGGGGTGGCACCGCCCGATGAGTTCAGGAACGCGCCGGACGTCATCTCGTCGTACCTCGGGCTCAGCACGGTCTCGTCGCCGAGGAGAAAGCCACGCCCGTACACCAGGCCTTCCACGTCGGACAGGACGCCGCCGACGGCGTCCGACACCCTGCCGACGTTAAGCGCGGTCGCGTACCTGCCGTCCAGCATCCACCGTATGGCCTCGCCGTCCTTCCCGCGCAGCGACAGCGTGACGTCCGAGGTTGAATCCGTCCATGCGAACGACTGGGCACGCATGTACGAGGCGCCATCCGGCACTTGGAACACGTACTCCCCGTTGAGGTTATCGGTTCTAACGCTCCCGACATTGCGCATCAGCGAATCGTAGAAGAATACGAACGGCGCGCCGTTGGCCGATCCCGTGTACACGTACTCCTCGCCGGCCGACGCCATGACCACGTCGGTCACGTAGCATAGGACCCCGTCGACGGTTTTGTATCCTATGCCGCTGTCGTGCAGTACCTCGCCCCTGTGTAATATGACGCGCACGCCCGACACGCCCGACGCCGACGCCTCGCTCACCGAAACACACAATCGCGCCTGCGCCCTGACTGCCTCGCCGGCCGACCCGTACGTTGTCCCGTCCGCGCCCACGCGCACGTCCCTCAACTCGGTTCCCACGTCCCCGCCATCCGACCCGGACGCGACGACCACGTCCAAACGGGACGACAGGGCGTTCAGACGGTCACGCATGTCCCCGGCCAGTTCGGAGGCCGCCGTGCGACCCGCCTCCAAACCCGCCGCGCCGCCCGCCGACCGCGCGGCGACGACCACATCCGAAGATGCGGGCATGGTCGCCTCGATGATGTCGACTATCTGCTCAGCCATACCAGATCCTTTCCGTTAGTAGTTCAATCCGACAGGGCGTAATAGCCCCAGCCCAACGTGCGTCTGGTCCCGCCGTCCGGCGACGTGACCGTGACCTTCCACTGACCGCACCGGCGCGACGCCCACACCGCGTCCGCGAACGCCGAAGGCGGGATGTCCGCAATCGCATACCCGTCCGATGTCATCTCCCCGCACGCACGCGAATACCACAACTCCGAACCATCCGGACTGCGCAGTTCGACCACGCCGCTCCACGAGCTCAGATCCACCGCTTTCACGGTCCCGTCCGGATACCTCTGCCGCCACCGGCCACCCAAACGCTCGCTGTCCCCACGCACCAGGCGCAGGTCCGCGCGACCCACCTTCCTGCCGAAAACTGCCATCAGATGCCTCCGATCAATCCACAGGTCACGCCGGCGTGCCCTGTTCGAGCTTGCCGACCCTCGCCTCGAGCTTGTCGAACCTGTCGTCCACCTTCGCGAAGTTCGCGTTCAGGGTCGGGACCAGGTTCGTGTTGATATACGAGCGAATGCTGTTCTCAAGATTGCTTTGCATCTGGCCCAGCTGGGTCTGTTGCGACTGCAATGTGCTGAGCATGCTCGCCTGCTGGTCCTGCACCGACTTCAACTGCTTCTGCTGCGCCGCGAACTGATCCTGCTGCTCCTTCAGCATCCGCTGCTGCTCGGCCAACTGTTCCTGTTGCTGCTGCAGTATGACCTGCTGCAGGCCCTGTGCCTGGGTGAGTTCGTCGAGTTTCGAGGTCAGTTGGGTCAGTTCGGTGCCGGTGGGCCGGTTCGCCTCTTTCTTCGATGCCTCGCGTTTGCGTTGCGCGTTGACCTGACGGGAGGCCCAGTCGGCGCCCGGCGACGAGTACACGCGGGTCAGATCGGTGACCGGCGTATCCAAGGGTTCGCCCTTGTCGGCGTCGACGCTCGTGACGACGGCTTGTGCGAGGAGCCTCATACCTTCGTCGTTTGGGTTGATGCCGGTGGCGTGCATGTCGTGGTCGGAGCCACAGATGGCGCGCATGTTGTGGATGACGAGCGCGTCGGCCGAGGTGCCCGCGAGGGTGATCGCGGTGAGCACATGCCCCTGTCGCGCGATCGCCTCGGCATCGGTGGCATCGGGGATGCAGCCGGGACCTACGCCCACGACGATGCGCGCCACGGGAAACAGCCTCTTGGCTTTGGCGATCGTGTCCGCGACCGTCTGCTGCATGTTGGCCAATGACTCGTAGGAGTCGGTCAATCCGGCCATCAGGAACACGTAGCCGACCTGATCATGTGGATAGCCGGCATCCGCGTTGGCCGCGTCGAGCTGCATACTGATGGTGTTGCCGTCGATCAGGTATCCGGCGTTGGTTTTCGCGTAGTTGTGTTCGGTCAGGTTCAGTTCGCCGCTGGCCAGCGTGCTGTACCGTTTCGCCGTCGCACTGGCACCAGTGCCCTGGGTGACGCTGTCGCCGCACCATACGGCGTGCGTTCCCGCCGGTATGGCGCGGGTCTGGTTGATTCCGCTCACGTCTCGTTCCTTTCCTGGGCCTGCAGGGTGAGCCAGTCGCTGTCTGCCGAGCCGCTCAGGTCGGTGATCTTCAGTCTGAGCAACCGGGAGCCGAGGTGGTCGTCCTCGACGCGCAGGTCGGCATGGTCGCCGACTTTCACATGGTGTTCCTCACCGACCTTGACCTTGTAGGTTTCCGCGGGGAACGCGCCCTGGGCGAGGTCTCCCAATGCGTGGGCCTGCAACGTCTTCAAATCGCTGACCGTGGTGTGCGTGGTATCCGCGGACTGGCAGAACAGGTAACCCTGGTCGGTGAGCCGGGCGGTGGTGCGCCGGCACATGAGGGTCTTGTCGCCGTCCTTGCCGCCGGTGAGCCACGCCTGCGAGGTCATCGACCCGCCGGCCCCAGCCACCGAGGAGAGGATGACGCGCTGGCCGGGTATCACCGCGTTCCACTGGTGCGTTGAATCAATGAGCTCGTTTCCGGCATGCAGGTCGAATATGAGACTCCCGTCGGGTTTGACACGCGGGTCGAAACGTATCTCGATGCCGTGTTCGAGGTTGGTCAGGTCGAGGATCCGGTCGGCGCAGGTGGCCAGATCCCACGCGTAGTAGGTGCGGGTCCTGTCGCCACCGGTCGTCGCGGGCAAGCCGATGGGCAGGCTGCCCCATTGCATGGCCTCGGCGGTCAATCCGCGTGCGATGTCCGCGTAGCTGCCTTTCAGGGTGAGGTCCATGTCTCCGGCGGGGTGTTTCTCGTCGAGGAGCATGCTCCCGTCGCGCCACGAGTCCTTGAGCGCATGGTTGATGACGAGTCGTTTGGTCAGCAGGGTCAGGCCGCCGCCCACAGTGAGCTTCAGGCTCCGGTTCTCGGCATCCCACTCCCAGTCCGTCAACGGGCCCGCATGCACCACTTCGAAACCGCCATTGGTGGCGCGTTGCAGCGCGATCAGTGCCTTCCAGCAGCGCAGGGATTCGAATAGTCCGAGTCTGGCGGCGGTCCGCGTGTAGTCGACGGTCACGTTCATGGATCCCGGCTGGTTCAATGATTCCGTCCAGTCGGCCGCCGTGTAGGGCAGCCGGTAGAGATGCCGGCCGGTGACCGGCTCGTACACATGCACCGTCAACGGGGCAAACTGTGATGCCATGAGGTCACCTCCATGCCGGTCGAACGATCATCAACACCGCTCCCCCGCCGACGACGACGGCCGATACGACGGCGCCGCCCGACGGGATCTGGAATGCGTCGTCATAGGTGACAATGCCCGCGCTGGGTATCATGTCCCGGAAATCCAATGCCAGATTCTGCGCATCGCCCTGCCATTGCACGCGATGCCCGGCATACGACAACGTCAGCGAGGTCGCATGCCCCGATATCCTCACGCTCGGCCACGTGGCCGCCGTGCCGGGGTTCTGGCAGCGGATCACGCCGCCTGATGTCGTGTAGGTGACCGGCTGCCCGTATTTCAGCGGGTCGGGGCAGGTGATGACCAGGCCGAATTCGAAGCCCTGTTCCTTCCATCGCATGGTGGGTTCGGGGTCGGCGGCGAGCATGCCGGTGAGTTGGCGTGTTCCTGCGGCGGTTTCCTCGATGATGGTCAGGGGTTTGCCGAACAGGGCGTTGATGCGGTCGCGTTCCTGTGCGGCTTCGGCGCTCGATAGGCCTCTGATTACGCAGTCGAGGCTTATCGAGCGTGGTTTCTGGGTGATGCGGCTGGGCCAGTAGTCGCCGTCCTGTTGCGGGATCGATGTGGTGGATTCTTTCATGCCGGGGGTGCCGAACAGGCCGGTGAGGCCGTTCTTCTTGATGGCGTGGATGTGGTGTTTCCACCGGTAGTCGTCGCGCAGCGGGATGGTGTCGGTATCGGTGACGATGGTGATCCGGGTCACTGGCTACTCTCCTCCCCAGCCGCTTGCCGCGGCCTTGGTGCGCAGGTCGAATTCGTTGAATATGTCCGCGCTGTTCATGCCGTGCGCGTCGATGGACACGTTCACCGTGTTCCCCTCCAGCGTCCGCTGGCCGGCGGTGTTCTGCGCGGTGCCGGCTGGGTTGGTGACGGTGGCGGGTTTGACGCTCCGGTAGGCGAGTTCGACGCCGTTGGCGGCGGCTTGGGCACGCTGCATGGCGGCTTGTATCGCCTGTTCGGCCTTGCCCGCGTTGTCCGTGACGCCCTGGGCGAGCCCTTCCACGATGGCCTGGCCGGAATAGGTGGTCCATCCGCGTCCGCTGAACGGGCCGCGTTTGGCCGGCGAATGCGGGATGAACGAGCTGATCTTGTCCATCACCCATCCGATGGCATCGCCTGCGGCGTTGATCATCGACATGATGCCGTCGATCAGCCCCTGGATGATGGCCTTGCCGGCATTCCACAGCCAGGTGCCCGCGCCGGCGAGCGCCCCGAGGATGATGTCCTTGATGCCGGAGACGATGCCGCCGAGGGCTTGGACTGCTCCTGAGACGACTTGTTTGAAGCCTGCCCAGACTTGTGTCCAGTTGCCGTTGAGGATTCCGGCGATCATGTTGATGACGCCGCTGATGATGTTGACGAGGCCTTGTACGACGGTGCCGATCGAGTTGATGACGCCGGTGATGTACGGGAGGGTCGCCTGGATGGCGGGTAGCAGGGTCGCTTGGATGAATCCGATGATCGTGGTGATGATGCCGCCGACCACTGGTGCCATCTGGGTGACGGCGTCCATGATCGGTGTGAGTACGGTCGGGATGATCGGCATGAGGGTGGCGATGACCTGGCCGATGACGGGGATCAGTGCCGCGACGAATCCGGTGACGGCGGGCATGATTTGTTGGATCATGCCGCCGATCGCGGTAACCATCTGGTCGAATGTGGGTTTCAATCCGTCGAGGATGGTTTTGAACTGTTCGAGCAGCGGGTTGAGGGTCGCTCGGAATACCGATTGCAGTTGTGGGCTGGTGGCGATGAGTGCGCCGAGGCCTGCGGTCAGTATGCCGAGTGGGCCGCCGAGCATGGCCAGTGGTCCGCTCAAGCCGCCGAGCAGTCCGCCGAGCAGCGGGATCTTGGATAATAGTGGTGCGATGCCGCCGGCTCCCAGTGCGAGGAATGCCGCGCCGATTGGGGCGAGTACGGTTTTGAACTGGCTTGCCAGTCCGGTGATCTTGCCGATGGCCTGTTGGATGGGTTCGGGCAGGATTTTGGTGATTTCGCCGAGCATGCTGGGCAGGGAGGCGATCAGGCTTTTGACGATGACGCCGATGCGGGGGCCGATGTTCTTGATGACGGTTCCGATGCTGGTGACGAGCTGGTTGGTGAGCTTGCCCATGTCGGCGTCGTTCTTGCCGAGTTCGGTGAGCCAGTTCTGCCAGGCCGCCTTCATGCTGCCGACGGAGCCTTCGATGGTGGTGGAGGCTTCCTTGGCGGTGGTGCCGGTGATGCCGAGGTTGTTCTGGACCTCGTGGATGGCCTGCACGACGTCGCTGAATTTGTCGATGCTCAGGTCGCCGGCTTGGCCGTTGGCCTCGCGCAGCTTGTTGGCGTCCAAGATGAGGCGTTCCATCTCGGTTTTGGTGCCGCCGTACCCCAGTTTGAGGTTGTCGAGCATCTGGTAGTTGCCGCGCGCCAGACTCTGGTAGGTCTGCTGGATGCTGCCGAGGTCGGTGCCCATCTTGTTGGCGTTATCCGACATGTCGACCATGGCGGTGTTGCCGAGTTCGGCGGCCTTGGAGGTGTCGCCGCCCAGCGAGCTGATCAGCGAGGCGCTGAAGCTGGTGATCTGCGCCATGTAGTCGTTCGCGGATACGCCGGCGTTCTTGTACGCGTCGGCGGCATACGCCTGCACGGTCTTGGATGAATCCTTGAACAGGGTGTCGATGCCGCCGACCGCCTGCTCGTAGCTGGCATACGCGCCGACGGCGCTTTTGCCCACCCCGATCAATGCGGTGCCGAGCGCCCCCACGCCTGCGGCCAGGCCGCCGACACTGAGCGTGGCCAAGCCCTTGACGGAGTCGCCCACGCTCGACAGTTTCGCCTTGATGTCGGTGCCGACCGCTCTGAACGCGCCTTTGATGCCGTTGGCGGCGCTCGACGCCATGGGGGCGATTTTGTCGAACACGTTGCCGACCGCGCTGCCCACGGGGGCGAGGTATCCGCCGATCGCGCCGCCAACCGCCTTGAACGGCGTGGCGATGGTGCCGGCGAACTTGCCGATGGCGGCCTTGGCGGGCGCGAACCGCTGGTTGAGACCGTAGGAGAAGTCGGTGCCGAGCTGCTTGGCGATGGCGGCGCCGTTCTTGAACGGAGCGGCGATCATGCCGCCCCATTTGCCGACCGTTCCGGTGATGGTGCCGGTCAGCTTATGGACCGCGCCGCCGATCCTGCCCATGACGCCCGCACCGTCGAGCATGGCCATGTCGGCGTTGACCCACCCGGCGCGGAACTTGCTCAACCCGCTGGTGATCGGACCGCTGATCGCGCCGGCGAGGCTGCCGAACGCTCCGGCCAACCCGGTGGCGTTGTCCTTGCCTGCATCCAAATCCCGGAATCCCATCTTGAATCGCGCGAACATGCTCTGGTTCGCGATGGCGAGCGCTTTGGCTTGTGTTTCCGCGTCCTTCTGAACGGTGGAGAGGGTTTCCTGGGCGGATTTGAGGTTGCCGGTGGCTGCGGCGAGTTCGACGTCGGCGAGTTTGACGCGTTCGCGTGCCGCTGCGAGTCGTTGTGATGCGGCGGCTGCCTGTGCGCTGTCGGCGCCGTGCTGTTTGACCGCGTTCGCGTATGCGTTTTCGGCTTGGATGGCTGCTGCGGTGGTGGTCTGCTGCTTGATCCTCGCTTTGGAGACCGCGGCGGAGGCGGAGGCGACGTCTTTGGAGAGTTGTTTGACCTGGTCGCCTCCGACGTTTTTCATGGCGTCCTTGGCGGTGGTGCCGAGTTCCTTGCCGAGTTGTTTGCCGGCTTTCGTGCCGGCGCCTTTGAGGGAGTCGGCGAAGCCTTTGGCTCCTTCGCGTCCGGAGCCCGCCATTTCGTTTTTGACGGTTTTTTTGAATCCGGTCATGACGGGGAATACGCGGACGGCTCCGGTGCCGACGATCTTCGCCATGGTGGTCTCCCTCTATTCGGTTATGTCCTCGATGGTGGTGGGGATGATGATTTCCTCGTCCAGCTCCGCGAGCGCCTTGTTGATCTCGTCCGGTGTGGTTTTCGCGGCTTCGATCTGGTTGCGGTGGCGTTGCATGGTCCATGGCATGATGTTTTCGGCTGCTTTGCCGTCGCCTATGGTGGCGGCGAGTTGGAGCAGGTCGATGAGTCGTGCGGGGTATGCCCAGTCGGCGAGTTCGGCGCACAGGGGGTTGCCGGGGTCGTCGAGGAGTTGGCCGGTGAGGTCCCAGGCTTCCCTGTAGGCGATGGCGGTGCCGATCTGGTTGGCGCTGATGTTGTAGCGTTCGCGGAATGTGGCCGTGAACGCTTGCCGGTGCTCATGGTGGAGGCGGGCGAAGGCTGTTATTTTTCCAGGACGAGCTGGTTGAGTTTTTGGAAGGTTTCGAAGTATTTGTTGGCCATGTCGATCATGGATGGTGTGGGTTGGGCGAGGAATTTCTTTGCGTCGTCCTTGCCGGCGATTTTTTCGATGAGGCGGGTGAACTGGTCGACGCTGGATACGTCGCCTTCGGTGATGTCGTTGACGTCGTCGAGGCTGAGGTTCAGTGGCATGCTGATGATGGTGCCGTCGGGGAATTTGCCGTAGAAGTGGTTGTCGCCGATGGCGTATTTGCATTTCGCGGCCTGGGCGAGCTGTTTGAGTGCGGCTTCTTCCTGTTCGCTGGTCCAGTCGTCGAAGTCGATGTCGGGGATGGTGTTGGTGGTCATGGTCGGGTGCCTTTCGATGATCGTGGGGACTGCATGGGTTTGTCGGGTTGGTGGGGGTCTCCCGCAGCGACCCGACTGCGTTGCGGGAGACGTTTTGGTTAGGCGGCTGCGGCCACGGGTATGGTCGTCGTGCCGCTGGTCTTGGCGCCGATGGTTGCGGTGACTTTGGCGGTGCCCTCCTTGATGAGGGTGAGCGTGTTGCCGTTGACCGTGGCGATGGCCGTGTCCAGTGACGTGAAGGTCGCCTGGCTTGTGGCCATGCTGCTGGTGCCGTCCGTGTAGGTGGCTTTGGCGCCGAGCTTGAGCGTGGCTCCGGCTTTGAGGTTCGTCGGCAGCGTTCCTCCGGTTTCGGAGGTGACCGTCACCGACGTCAGGGTTTTGGGGCGACGAGCCATTCGCGGTAGAATCCGCCCCATTCGTCGTTGCGGATCCAGTCGAAGGTGACGGCGTTGCCGCCGGCCTCGCCTCGTGTGCTCTGGTCGGGTTCGACGGTCTGGATGCGGCCGAGTCCGTTGCGGCGCAGGCTCATGCCGTTCTTGCCCTTCAGCACCTCGAACATGGGGAAGGTGCTGTCATTGTCGCCATCGACGGTGATCATGCCGTTGGCATCCGGGGTCTTGCCGGTGGTGAGCTGGCGGACGACGTCGTTGAATTCGGCGAGTGTGACCTGCAGGGTGCGGCTCTTGGATCCTCCGAGCTTGTATCCTTCCTGGAAGAATTCGATGTCGTCTTCCTTGTCGCCGCCGTCCTGCGGGCCTCCGTCCTGTTTGAACAGGCCGACCTTGACGTAGCCTGCGGGGAGCACGAGCGGTGTGGCCGCGCCTGCCGCGGGTTCCACCCATTTGGCTTCGCCGGTGAGCTGCACGGCGAGGAAGCCGGTGATGGGCACGAAGACCTTGGTAAGGTCGTTGCCCTCGACGTCTGCTGTCATGATGATTTCCTTTCCAAAAAATCCGGTTATTCTGTTTCGCGTATCTCGCCCATGCAGTGGTATTCGACGGTGAGATACGAGTGGGCCACGTCGGCCGTGTCGGCGATCGGATAGGGGCCGCTGCACGCCTCCACGCTGGTGATGGGGCTTGCCGCGGCCTGGCTGATCGTCGGATCGGTGAGGAGCGCGGCGATCAGGCGCGCGAGGTCGTCGCACTCCCGGTCGTTCTGACGGGTTCCGGCGCGGATGTTGACGGCGAGTTCCTGGTCCCATTGCACGAGGTCGTATTTCGTGGGCGTGAGCTCGTCGACCGTGATGAGCGGCCTGGCGAGCGGGTAGGGCATGGTCTTCGGGGTTTTGGTGCCGATGTCCACGTCATGGCCGAGCCGGCCGAGCCGGCCCGCCAGGTATTCCACGGCCCAGCGTTTGAGGTCGGCGGGCAGTACGATGGTCGTCATTTCACCTGCCTCATCGCGTTGGCGAGCGTGTGGTGCTTGGTTTCGACGGCCATCGCGTAGTCCTCCTCGCTGCTGACCACCTGCCATGCGTTGCGGTTCCTGAATTCGACGTGCTCCACATACAGGCTGTCCCGGTAGTTGCCGGTGACCACGGGCGCGGTGGCGACGGCGATCTGCAGGGCCTGTTTCGCCTTTTCCTCGCACATCCCGTCGATGCCGGGCTCCTTGAGGATCGTGTCGAAGTACGCCTGGTTGAAGTGCATGTCGGTGTCGCCCATCTTGGCCATCAGCCGCCTCCCGCCACCTGTTCGAGGTCGGCGACCAGGGTGGGCCGCCAACCGGTGTAGGGATTCCTGTCGGAAGCAGGGATCCCGGTCACCCGCCACGTGTCGCCGTTGATGATGATCCGGTCGTGGACCTTGATGTCGATGTCCGGATCCGGGACGATGAGCTGCTTGTCGCTCACGATGCCCTGGTCGCGGGGTTCGCTTGTGGCGGAGTCGACGCTGGAACGGCTATACAGATACCCCTCGAACGCGAGGACGAGCGGGTTCGACCAGTCCTCGTCGTAGACGAGGCCTCCGTCGCCCATGATCGGCCGGGCCCGCTGCCGGGTCATCGGCGTGAGGCTGGCCATGCCGAAATCGCTGATCTCATTGATGCTGTCTTCGAAATTCATCGTGGCCCCCAGTTCAGTCGATACGGGTCGAGCATGGACTGTTCGACCTGCAGGAGCTGCACGCCGAGGGTGGTGCCCCCGTAGGTGAGGTAGCTGACCGATGCGCCGTTGACGGACTGGCTGGCCACGCCGGGCTGGGTTCGCGCCCTCTTGGCGAGGGTGCGCAACAGTTCGGCGATTTCCGGCACTTCGTCTCGCGGATACCCGTGGTTGAGCGTCACGGTGACGCTTCCGGGCCTGTCCGGCCAGCATCCCGTGCGCAGCTGGATGGTGCCGGCCACGCTCCAATCAATCCGGTCGACGAGTTCCCTGCCGTCGACAAGGATGCTTGTGATGGAGTTGACGTGTTTGGACGGCAGCGTGAGGATGCTGCCACCGTAGGCGTCGACCTTGAGCGTCTCGTCGATATCGGGGGTGACGTGCCAGCCGCAGTAACGGCGGATTGATGCCTGTGCGGCCTTCATCCACCATTGCGTGTCGATCTGGGGATTGCCGTCGACGATGTCGGGAATCGGCATGGCTGGCTCCTTCCATCAGGCGGTGGCCGTGGTTACGGGGATCGCGGCCGTGGAGTTGTCGGTCTTGGTCAGGGTGCCGCCGGTTATGTTGCCGTCGGAACCCCTGGTCAGGCTGATGGATTTCACGCCGACTCCATCCGTACCTGGAGTGCCCGGATCGCCTTTGGCTCCTGCCGGAATGCCGATGGTCAACACCCCGTTGGCGAGTGTCGCGGTGGGAGCCGTGCCGGCGGCGAGCGCGGTGGCTTTGACGCTGGTGATTTTCTGGCCTCCGCCTGAGAGGTCGAGGGGTTTGCCGTCCGCGTCGTACAGAGCGATTTCGCCGACTGCGGTGGTCGGGTCG